GCCTTAGCAACCAACTTACCAAAAGAACAATTTGAAACGGCTGAGGACATTTTGACAGTGCTTGAAATTCTGGAAGGACGGGCAAATGGCAGCTGACGCAATCAGTTATGACAAGAATGAGTTGCGTGCCATTACCCGTTCTTTCAAAGCAATGGACGAAGAAGCAACCAACCAGGCTAAAGTCATCAGCAGCGAGTTGGCAGATTACGTCCGATCAAGCGTTATTGACGCGGCTGCCCTAAGTACCACAAACCAGCGCGCAAAGATCAAAATTGCCACAGGGGCGAAGGTTTCCAAATCGTCCAAAATAGGTGAAATTAGTTACGGTTTTGCTGCACAGAAGTTCTCAGGCGGTGCCACAACCCAACAATTGTGGGCTGGCAATGAATTTGGTTCAAATAAATATAAGCAATTCCCAGTGTGGTCAGGTCGTGAAGGTCGCGGTTCACGCGGTTGGTTTATCTATCCAACCCTTCGAAGCATTCAACCTGAGATCGTTAAACGTTGGGAAAACTCATTCGTGCAAGTGGTTAAGGAGTATAACTGATGGCTGGCAGTCGTACCCTTAAACTTTCAATCCTCGGTGACGTTGACAACCTCAACAAGTCGCTGAAAACCGCGTCGGCTGACGTTGATTCATTTGGCGACAAAATGGGCAAGGTTGGCAAAATGGTTGGCGCAGCCTTCGTTGCTGCCGCCGCTGCCGCTGGTGCTTACGCAATCAAAATTGGTATTGAAGGCGTTAAAGCAGCGATCGAAGACGAAAAGGCACAGACACAATTGGCGTTGGCGTTGGAGAACGCAACTGGCGCAACACAGGCACAAATCAAGGCCACCGAACAATCTATTCTTCAAATGTCATTGGCTACAGGGGTCGCTGACGACGAATTGCGCCCAGCACTGGGACGCCTGGTCAGATCGACGGGCGACATTACGAAGGCGCAAGATTTACTGGCCACCGCCTTAGATATCAGCGCGGCGACGGGTAAACCAGTTGAAGCAGTGGCCGTTTCGTTATCCAAAGCCTACGACGGAAACACAACCGCGCTGGGCAGATTAGGCATTGGTTTATCAGCTGCGGAACTGAAAACAATGTCATTTGAGCAGGTTCAAGGCCGTTTGTCAGATTTATTTGGCGGGGCTGCAGCCCGTAACGCTGACACCTACGCGGGACGAATTGCAAGAATGCAAATTGCGTTTGACGAAGCAAAGGAAACAATTGGTTTTGCGTTGTTACCTATTTTGGAAAAGGTCATCAATTTTATCAATCAAAATGCGTTGCCAGTTATCAATGCGTTTTCAGGTGCCTTCAGCCTTAACGGTAATGGCCTGGGTGGAATCATCACAAATCTTGGAAACACAATTGTGAATGTTTTCACCCCAATTATTAACGGATTAATCAAGGCATTCAATTACGTTAAAGACGCACTCAGTGACAATTTGGAAGTATTCAAAACTTTCGGCAGTTACGTTGCAACTTATTTAGCCCCGGTCATTGGCACGGTTCTTGGTGGCGCACTGCAGGTTGCTGGCAAGATCGCTGGTGGCGTCATTGACGTCATTGCTGGCGTCGTCAAGATTTTGAACGGCTTAATTCAAGGCGCGGTTGCTGGAATCAATGCACTTATTTCTGCATATAACGCAATTCCATTTTTGCCAAACGTTTCAAAGATTTCGACACCAAACGTCAGTGTGCCTTCAATCAAAACCCCAACGGTTACAACTTCCGTTCCCTCAATTCCTTCGATCTCAGCGCCTTCCAGCGGTGGAGCAGTTTCCAGCGGTGGCGGTGGCGGTGGCGTGGCAACCGCTGCAAAAACTGCGGCATTTGCAACGGCTGGTCTGGCGGCAATTCCTTCCAACTTCAACGTCGCTGGATTCCGCGCGGGTGAGGAACGCGATCGAGGAACGACAATCAACGTCAACGTTTCAGGCGCCGTAGACAAGGAAGGCACCGCCAGAACGATCGTTGACACCCTCAACAATTCTTATTATCGCGGCACGGGTGGCGCAGGGAATCTAGTCGCATGACCCAATGGACGCCCATTTGGCTAGTTGAAATTGACGGCGTTGAATACACTTCAGCGGTTTTGGCAAACCTGACCATTGAAAGTGGACGCACAAACATTTATGAGCAGGCGCAGGCAGGCTATACAAACATTCAATTGATCGACGTTAACCAGGCGACCATTCCAGTCAACATCAATTCCACCATTTCAATTAGGGTCAAAGACACGTCAAATACGTTTGTGCCTATTTTTGGTGGCAATGTCGTGGATATTGGTTTGGAAGTCCGTGACGTGGGTTCGACCATGTTCACTCAGACTTATTCGATCACGGCGCTGGGGGCGTTGGCGCGTTTGCCTAAGGCGTTGACTAATGGGGTTCTTTCAAAAGATTTTGACGGCGACCAGATTTACACAATACTTTCAGATTTGTTACTTCAAACCTGGGCTGAAGTACCAGGGGCGCTAACCTGGGCGACCGAAAGCCCAACGGCGACCTGGTCAACTGCGGGCAATATCGGTTTGGGTGAAATTGACCAGCCTGGTGATTATGAATTGGCGGCACGGTCAAGCGAGCGCACAGACGTTTATTCATTGGTTTCAGCCTTAGCCACTTCAGGGCTTGGATACATTTACGAGGACGCACAAGGCCGCATTTCATACGCCGACGCTACTCACCGCAGCGAGTATCTTTCAGCAAACGGATACGTCCAAATAACTGCCAACCAGGCGCGTGCAGCTGGTTTGCGTACCGAAACCCGCGCAGGTGACGTGCGAAACAACCTCACCATAAAGTATGGAGCAACCAGCAGCGCAGAAGTTAGCGCCAGCGACGCAACGTCAATTCTTGCTTACGGCACACTTTCGCAGATCATCACCACAACCTTGCACAATTTGACCGACGCCACTGACCAGGCTGATTTCTACCTGGCGCTAAGAAAAGACCCGCAACCGATTTTCAGCGAAATCACCTATGACCTGACAAACCCAGAAGTAGACAACGCAGACCGCGACGCCCTCATTGAAGTTTTCATGGGAATGCCAGTTGCGATCAACGACCTACCTTCAAACATGGGGTCGATATTCCAGGGGTTTGTTGAAGGCTGGACATTCCGCGCGGGGTACAACACCCTTTCAATCTCACTCAATCTTTCGCCCGTTGCGTATTCTTTACAGGCGTTGCAATGGGACGAAATATCTAACACCTTTACCTGGTCGGGCGTGTCGCCGACGCTAGACTGGGCGCGTGCAACAATTGTCACTTAATAAGGAGAATCTATGACGAACCCAACCACCCCCTTTAACTGGCAAATGCCGACGGCGAGTGACCTCGTAACGGATTTGCCTGCCGATTTTGAAACATTTGGTCAAGCCGTTGCCACTTCTATGGCTGATTTGCTTGGTGGCACAACAGGCCAAATTTTGTCTAAGGCGTCAAACACAGACATGGACTTCACCTGGGTAACAAATGATGTTGGTGACATAACTGCCGTGACCGCTGGCACTGGTATTTCAGGCGGCGGTACATCAGGCGCAGTCACAATTACAAATTCAATGGCAACCTCAATAGACGCAAAAGGCGATTTGGTTGCTGGCACTGGTTCTGACGCATTTTCACGACTTGCCGTTGGTGCAAATGGGACAGTACTTACAGCCGATTCAGCAGCAGCCACTGGTCTTAAATGGGCAACACCAAGCGGTGCTTTGACAAAAATAACTTCTAGCACGCCTTTTTCTGGAAGCGCGACAGTATCCATAAATGATTGTTTTAGCTCTACCTATACAAACTATCTTATTCTTTTTGAAAACATGGCTACATCTACTGGTGGAGATCAAATACAAATGCGTTTCCGTGTAAGCGGAGCAGATAATAGCACCGCTAACTATTCTTGGGGCAACCAGCCAGTTAATTATACATCAGGTGGCACCAGTGCAGAAAAAGCCGTGGGAGCAACTGCCTTGCGAGTTGTTGGAAACGTAAGTACAACCGTGAACAAAGGCACAATGGTTATGTACCTTAATAACCCACAAACATCAGTTGCCACCACTTGGCAAGGAAGTGGTAATAATGATGACGCTAGTTATCGTATAGGTGGCCAGTTTACCGCTACAACATCTTTCACTGGTATGACTATTTTTAGCACTAATAACATTTCGGGCAACCTGACAATTTACGGCTACGAAAAGTGAGGAACTAAACATGGCAACAAATACAACCGACTATGACGTTATTGAACTTAATGCAATTAATGGCGAAATTGTTTATCGCAATTTTACCAATACTGAATCTGCCCAACGTGAAATTGACTTAAAAACACTTGCTGATCAAAAACTAGAAGCCGAAACTAATTCCCAGGCAAAGGCGGCATTGCTGGAACGTTTAGGAATAACCGCTGAAGAAGCAGCATTATTAGTGAAATGACATTTCCACAGGGTACAAATGCCAGGTTGATCGAAATTGCCGCAGCTGAAGTTGGCACGATTGAAGAAGGCGACAACCTGACCAAATATGGCAAATTTACTAAAGCCGACGGGTTGCCCTGGTGCGGAAGTTTCGTCAATTGGTGTGCAGCGCAGGCAGGCGTCAAAATTCATTCAGTCGTCAGCACTGCAGTTGGTGCGCATAAATTTAAGGAAATCAACCGCTGGTCAAACATTCCGCAACTAGGTTATTTGGCGTTTATGGATTTTCCACATGACGGCGTTGATCGCATTTCACACATTGGAATTGTTGTTGGATTAATTGACAACAAAACATGTTTGACGATCGAAGGCAACACGAGTGGTACGGGCGACCAGCGCAACGGTGGAATGGTGATGATCAAAGTCCGGGGATTCGGTGAAGGCAAGGAAATTGTTGGTTTTGGT